AACCCTCGTAAGCTACCCTGTAACAGCCCTAGGCGAGACATTAGCGGCGGCAAGAAGTCCGTAGTCCGCGCTTGTGCTAATGGGGAGTCTAAAGTGATACGCTTTGGGGACGCCAATATGTCCATTAAGAAGAGCCAACCTAGCCGGAAAGCCTCCTATTGTGCCCGTTCCGGCGGCATTAAAGGCACCTCTAACAAGCTCTCGGCTAATTACTGGAGCCGAAGGGCATGGGGATGCTAATATTCGTCAAGAGCATTTTAACAATCTAACACCGCGATTATTTAACTCAGCTAAAGTGCCATGCCCGCAATCACCTCCGCACAGACCGGCCTTTGGAGTGCTACTTCAACTTGGGTTGGTAGCGTGGTTCCCGGTGAATTTGATACTGTCACTATCGCGGTAGGACACACTGTTACGCTAGACGGAACCCGCATCGTCGGTAATGACGCAACGCCGGGCCTGACGCTCAATGGCCGCTTAAAGGCAAGCCGCACAGTCAATAGCCTGCTGACGATCAAAGGCACGGTTGCAAATTCGGCCACGGGCGAATGGGATTGGGGCATCGAAGGAGATACAATCCCCGAGTCGGTGACGGCAGGCGTCCGCGTCAATTACTCGGGGACGATGGCGAACAATAAATACATCGTTGGCCTTGGCACTACAACCCGCATGAACCTGATTGGTATGCGTGGCGTGGACAAGCGGCGTCACACCAAGACTACTACCGCCGTCACTGGTGGCAGCACGACTACTTTCACGGTTTCCGACGCGACCGGCTGGGCGGTTGGTGATTGGATGATCCTGAGCGCCGAGACTAACGGTATCAGCAGCACCCTCGTAGAAACTCGTCAAATCAGTGCAATCAGCGGCAACGATGTCACGGTAGCGACGGCGTGGACGAACAGCCGCGCCGCAGATGCAGTCGTCGCAAATATCTGGTCGAACGTCTATATCGAACACTTCAACGCAACCAACTATTCAGGCTTCACCATCACGCCCCGCACGGGGATGCCCGCGAACAGCGTGGACATCAAAAACGTCAGCTTTCACGGCTTGGGCACGGACGGCACGTTTGGTAGCCAGTCAGCGTTTACGATATTGACCGCGCCCTACTTCGCAAACTCCACAGCCGTGTTTCGCGATGGTGTTATTTCACGCATTGCGGTAAGCAACATTCGGCGCGACGGCGTGGTGCAAACCGTCATCAGTGGCAATGGCCTCGGCATTGGGGTTGCAAACAGTTCTGTTGAGTTTGAGTTCTTGGAGTGCGTGGTCGCCACTCGCGGGGTGGGGCTTGGAAGTCAATTAGGATTGCGCGGCGCGTCAGCCAGTGCGGGGGCCGGGTTTCGGTCGTGCTGCGTCGTGAACGTGCCAATAGCCTATATGAGCAACTTTTCCGATGGTGGCTCGGGAATTGTGCTCACTGATTTTGTGACGCGCAACGTGACGACGCCGGTGGTAGTGCAACCCGGCACCGCGCTGGTGGTCAACGGTGGCGACTTCGACCGCTACAACCGATTTACCCTCTTGGGCACCGGCGACATTACCGTGAACAACGCCAATCTTGGTGTGAACAATACTGGCGCAGTTACGAACAGCGTGAATGGGCTGGCATTGGTGAAATGCACACTCACAGACTGCACCGTGGGCAGCATGGCGCTATCCACCTCCGTGTTCGTCACCGTGCCTGCAAATCCGTTGGCAGAGTTTGTTTTCGTCAACAAAAATTCCGATGTCACAGTGCAGGAAATCCAGACCGCTCGCGGATTCATCGCCCGCGACAACGTGGTGGACAAGCGAAGCACTTCGTCGATTCGGTTTCAGCCGCAGGCGGCAGGCCGCGCCCATGGCCGCACCTATTTGTTGGCTGGCGCATCCGCAGGCCAGACGGTCATGGTGCGCGGCAGCTTGCGCTTTGACGCGACCTACGGCACAGCCACGCCGCCCTCGATCACCCTGTCGGGCCAAGGCAGCACGCCCGCAACCTTCACTGCACCCGCCACCGCAGACGCGTGGCACGACTTCGCGCTGACGGTGACGCCGGCCTCCACGGGCGACCTGACGCTGACCGTCACGGGCACCAGCGCAAACACCACCGGCAACTACTACCTCGATGGCGTCATCATCCCGCCCTTCATTGTTGCGGCGCGACACTACGGCTACCTCTACAACAACGCCGTGTTCCAGACTGTTGATCCCGTCATCAGCGTGAGCAACGAGGCCACGGTCGCGGCCTATACCGGGATCAACGTCAACCACGCCACCGACACAATCACGGTGACGACCAATCGCACCATTGCGCAGCTGTACGACTACCTCCGGTACGACCTCGGCCTGACAGCAAATCTTGCCGAGGCGGATTACCTCAGCGGCACGTTGGCGGCGCTCAACATCGGCGGCTACAACCTCGTGATTGACGGCTGCACCGTCACCAGCGGCGGCACACTGACAACCACGGGCACGATAACCCTGGCCAACGGCGGCGCCTTTGTCGGTACGCGCACCGACAGCACCGGCACCCTCAGTTCGGCCACCTTGTCGGTGGGCAACTTGGTGGCAGGCGACCGCGTACTGGTGGCCCGTGACAACGGTAGCGGCGGCATCCTGAAGGATGAGTACACGCCAGTGGCCGCAAGCACTGGAGACACCGCGCTGACGGTGGTCGAGTCGATCAAGATCGACGCACCCACGGCAGGCGTCATCCGCATCAAGTCAAGGCGCTACACCTACACCAGCTACAACACGAGCACCAAGACCTTCAACGGCCTGTCGCCCGCTCTGGTCGAGAACATCGTAGCCGCTGACGAGGTTTTCGTACCCTTTCTCGACCAAGTCGCAACCGGCGCCAGTGCCTCGGTTGGCTTCACCTTCTCCACAGGCTTCACTGTGCGGGTGGACGTGCGCAATGGTGCAGGCACTCCCATCGTGCCGTTCGATACCCTGCTGACCATCACCAGTACGGGCGGCAGCGTCAATGCCGGCCGCAGCAGCGACGTGTGACATGCCCAGCTACTACTCCGCGCCGTTCACCTTCGATTTCGCCGCCGCTCGCATCGACGTCGATGCGGGCACCTACGACGTGGACGTTGGCGACCTTTACACAGCGATCAAGCTGGCCCAGGCCAGTGCAGAAGGGATCATCAATGACCGCATCTCCTCCGGCTCCGGCCTCGTCGCCCTTGGCCCCGGCGTCGAAGTCGGCCTCACCGTCGAGCTATTGGGGTCGTGGCAACTTCGGTTCCCAGCCGGCAACTACATTGCCCGAGTCGCAGGCGGCAACCTCGTCGGCGGCCCCGGAGGCGACCCCATCGCCTACACCGCGGGAGTCCAAGCCCTGTTGATCCTGTCTGCAGCCTCTACGGTGGTCACTGCTGGCGGCAGCGTCCCCACGGCGGCACAGAACGCGGCAGCGGTAAGAACAAACCTGGAATCCGGCACCCCGATCCCGGTAGACACCCAGCGCATCAACGGCGCCGAAGTCATCGGCGATGGCACCACCGGCAACGCATGGCGGGGCCTTGGTGTTTCGCCGTAGCAGCTTTTCCGACCAGTCGTTCAAGGCCGACTCATTCGAGTTCGGCGACGACATTGGCGGCACCGCACAAGGACAGACCACAACCGGCGCGGGAACAGTCAGCGTCGCCATCACGGGAAGCGCGACCACGGCGCAAGGACAGACCGCAACGGCGTCTGGCGTCCTGGCATTCAGCGGAACTGCCAACACGGCGCAAGGGCAATCCAACGAGACTGCTGGAACACTGGCGTTCACCGGGGCCGCAAACGCTTCGCAAGGGCAATCCATTGCCGGCACTGGCGCCCAAGCGTTCGATGGTGCAGCCACCACCGCACAGGCCCAGGCCAGCGATGCCGCTGGTGCTCAGGCGTTCAGTGGAACGGCAGATACCGCTCAAGGGCAATTTGGTGCCGGTACGGGCACCTTGGCGTTCAGTGGAACAGCCACCACCGCACAGGCTCAAGCCGTTGATGGTGCCGCCACCCTGGCGTTCAGTGGCGCTGCCGTCACAGCGCAAGGGCAGGCCGCTGATGGCATTGGCGCCCAGACGCTCGATGGAGCTGCCAGCACTTCGCAAGGACAGAGCAACGATGCTGCGGGGGTTCAGGCTTTCAGCGGCGCAGCCAGCACCGCACAGGCCGGAACATCCGACGTTATTGCAGCCCAAGGCGTCCAAGGGTCTTCGACCACGGCACAGGCTCAAGCCGTTGATGGTGCCGCCACCCTGGCGTTTAGTGGCGCTGCCAGCACAGCGCAAGGGCAGGCCGCTGATGGCGCTGGCGCACAGGCGCTCGATGGAGCGGCCAGCACTTCGCAAGGACAGAGCAACGATGCTGCGGGGGTTCAGGCATTCAGCGGCGCAGCCAGCACCGCACAGGCCGGAACATCCGACGTTATTGCAGCCCAAGGCGTCCAAGGGTCTTCGACCACGGCACAGGCTCAAGCCGTTGATGGTGCCGCCACCCTGGCGTTCAGTGGCGCTGCCAGCACAGCGCAAGGGCAGGCCGCTGATGGCGCTGGCGCACAGGCGCTCGATGGAGCGGCCAGCACCTTGCAAGGGCAGGGCAACGATGCCGCCGGGGCTCAGGCATTCAGCGGCGCAGCCAGCACCGCACAAGTGCAGACAGGCGCAGCTGCTGGCACAGTATTGGCAGTGGGCGATGGGCTCACGGCTCAGAGCCAAAGCACGAACGCAAATGGCGCGCTTGCCTTTGTAGGGGCGTTAAGCAGCAGCCAGGCGCAGAGCAGTGTCGGCATCGGAAATGTAGACCAAGCGCCTGCGCCCTCTGCAGCCGAAGACTTCTCCCCCCACAGCCGCATCCGCCGCGGCCGGCACGCAGCAGACTTCCAGCCCGATTGGCTGCTGGAAGCGCTGAACCCGCCCAAGCCCCCGCGCCGCACGCGCAAGCGCCGTGAGGAAGACCTGGTGATGCTGGCCTGAGCACGGCTGTGCGCTGCCCGTGTTGAGGCAGCGCATCTTGTCTCAAGTTTCCTGGAAATGAGACAGGCACGCGGCCACCATGCCAGGCATGAGCACAGCCACCGCCACGCCTTCCGCCCCTGCCCAGGTTGCCGCCCCGGCCACTGCCCCGCAAGGCGCGCAGCGCATGCTGCCCCCGCAGGTGCGCGCCGGCTCCATCAGCCCCGCCACCTTCAACGAAACCGCCCGCACCGTTGACGTCACCTGGACCACCGGCGCCCTGGTGCGCCGCATGGACTGGTGGACCGGCCAGGTGTATGACGAAGAGCTTGTCGTCAGCACCGAAGCCGTGGACATGGGCCGCCTGAACAGCGGCGCCGCCCCCGTGCTGGACAGCCACAGCGCCCGCAGCCTGGCCAGCCAGATCGGCGTGGTGGTGTCGGCCCGCATCGAAAGCGGCGCCGGCCTGGCCACCGTGCAACTGTCTGAGCGTGACGAGGTGGCCGGCATCGTGCGTGACATCGCCGCCGGCATCATCCGCAACATCTCGGTGGGCTACAACGTCCGCAAGTACGAGATCGTCAGCGCCGCCAACCGCACGGATGGCAAGAACGACGTTCCGCTGTACCGCGCCGTGGATTGGGAACCCGCCGAACTGTCGTTCGTTCCCATCCCGGCGGACCCCCTTTCCGGCACCCGCAGCGGTGCCGATTCCGCGCATGGCACGCCGTGCCTGTTTGTCGCCGCAACACCCGCAGCGTCTGCACCCGCAGGCGCTGCAGGCGGCGCGGCGCTTCATCGGGCAGCTGCCCACTCCTTGACCACCTCCACGAGGACCACCATGGACGAAACTCTCCAAGCCGGCAGCGCTTCCAACGCCGCCAACCCCTCTGCTTCCACCCCCGCTGCTGGCGCCCCGGCGCAAGACCATCGCAACGACGCCGCCACCCAGGCCGCCGACATCACGGACCTGTGCGTGCGCCACAACGTGCCGCACCTGGCCGTGGGCCTGATCCGCACCGGCCAGACCGTTGACCAGGCGCGCGCCGCCGTGCTGGCCGAGCTGGCCGTGCGTGACGCCGCCGCCGGTGGCCACCGCAACGTGGGCTCGCGCGTGGAAACCGTGCGCGACGAAATGCAGACCCGCATGGCCGGCATCGAGCAGGCCATCCTGCACCGCGTCGCGCCCAGCACGCAGCTCGACGACTCGGGCCGCCAGTTCCGCGGCATGTCGCTGCTGGAAATCGGCCGGCAGTTCCTGGACGCGCACGGCGTCAACACCCGCGGCCTGGACCGCGTGACGCTGGCCGGCCGCATCCTGCACTTCCGCAGCCCCGGCATGCACACCACGGGCGACTTCTCCAGCCTGTTCGCCAACGTGGCCACCAAGCGCCTGCGCAACGCCTACGACGAGAACCCCGGCACCTACGCCCTGTGGGCCCGCCGTGCCCCGAACGCGCCGGACTTCAAGAGCATGAGCGTGGTGCAGCTCTCCGGTGCGCCTGACCTGCTGCAGACCAACGAGCACGGCGAGTTCAAGTACGGCACCATGCGTGACGGTGCCGAGAGCTACGCCGTGCTGACCTACGGCCGCATCGTCAGCCTCACGCGCCAGGCCATCATCAATGATGACCTGCGCGCCTTTGACCGTCTGGTCACGGCCTACGGCTTCGCCTCCCGCCGCCTGGAAAACCGCCTGGTCTACAGCCAGCTCTCGGCCAACGCCAACCTGAGCGACGGCGGCGCGCTCTTCAACAGCACCGCTGTGACCACGGCCGGCGGCCACGCCAACCTGGGCACGGGTGCCGGCAGCGCGCTGCAGCTCAGCAGCCTGATCACAGCCCGCGCCGCCATGCGCGCGCAGAAGGGCCTGCAGGGCGAGGAGCTGAGCCTGGCGCCCAGCTTCCTGATCGTGCCGGGCGCGCTGGAGCAAACCGCCTACCAGCTCACCAGCAACCAGTACATGCCCGCAACGCCGAGCAACGTCAACGAGTTCCGCACCGGTGGCCGCACCGCGCTGGAGCCCGTGGTCGAGCCCGTGCTGGACGCCAACAGCGCCACCGCCTGGTACCTGTCCGCCACCAACTCCCAGGTGGACACGGTGGAGTACTGCTACCTGGACGGCGCCGAAGGGCCGGTCATCGAAAGCGATGTCGGCTTCGAGACGGACGGCGTTTCCTACAAGTGCCGGCTGGACTTCGGCGCGAAGGCTATCGACTTCCGCGGCCTCTACAAGGCCAACGGCGCCTGATGAGCGGCCTGCCCCTGGCGCCGGCCTGAACCGCCGGCACCAGGGGCACCAGCCCACAGCGCACACATCGCAAGCAGCACCCGCACCCCCTCACTTCACATCAAGAGGACATCATGCGCAATTACACCCAGGACGGCGACGTTCTCACCCTCACCCCCAGCTCCACCGTGGCTGCCGGGGCTGGTTTCATGTTCGGCGCCGGCCTGTTCGGCGTGGCCACTTCGGCGGTTACCGCCAGCACAGCCGGCGAGTTCATCACCGAAGGCGTGGTTGAGATCGCCAAGACCTCGGCCCTGGCCATCAGCGTGGGCGATCGCCTGTTCTGGGATTCGACCAACAGCGTCGTGAACAAGACCAGCACCGCCCAGGTGTGCGTGGGCATCGCCGTGGCCGCTGCTGGCAACCCCAGCTCCACCGTGCTGATGAAGCTGGGCCGCTACCTGGCCGCCGCCACCTGATCTGGCGCCGCCCTGACGCAGCAGCCCTGCCGCCATGCCCGCCAACTTCGCCGCCATCGAAGCCCGCGTCAACACCGCGGTCTTCGCGCATCTGGCCAACACCCAGGCCCAGATCAATGGCGGCGCACCGGTGGCGGCCATTTTCGACAACGGCTGGCAAGCGGCCGAGGTCGGCCTGGTGGGCATGTCGTCCGCCCGCCCCATGCTCACGCTGCCCACGGCCGGCCTCTCGGCTGACCCTGTGGGCCAGACGGCGGTGGTGGGCGGCACCAGCTACCTGGTGGCCGCGCACCAGCCTGACGGCACAGGCGTCAGCACCTTGATGCTGGAGCGCGCCTAGCCATGAGCGCCCACCTCGGCATCCAGGCCGCCATCGTCGCCGCACTCATGGCCGCGCCTGCGGTCGCCAGCGGCAACGTCAAGGTCAACACCACGCGCCCTGTCTCGGCGGCTTTCAGCCAGGCCGTGGTGGTGCGCCTGGTGCAGTCTCGCGCCAACACGCCGCAGATCCTGGGCGGGCCGT